GTAGCCATTATAACACCTTTTAGATAGCCTTAAGGGGCCAGTTACCCAGCCCCCTAAGTTAGTTTAGTTATGCAAGATAGTCACGATCGACTTCGTCTGCGCCACGAGTTGCCTCGTTAACGTCTACGACGATAGCCCATACACGAGCAGTAACTGTTGCTGCTGGAGAAGCAGTAGCTGTACCAGTTACGTCAATGGTGTCTGCTGCTGCAACAATACCCTGTGTTTGAGTACCGAATGCAAAGTCACCTGCAGAACCACTATCTACGGCTGTAGCAGCCATAAATGTAGTTGTACCATCTGTAACTGTAACATCATAATCTGCTGAGTCCATTGCATCAATTAACTCAACACCAGCTGCTAGAACAAGAGTACCTGCTCCAACAGATGGACCTGTGACTGTACCTGTCGTAGTTGGAAGCTCAACTTGCTTCTCAACCATAACTGCTTTTGCAAGCAATGAAGTAGATTTAGCCATAATTAAGTCCTCCTATTACGCCAAGTTGTATTTAGCAGTTGCGATTGCTTCTGGACGAAGAATCTTTCTGCCGTATAGATGCATACCACGAACAATGTCAGCAAAGCTGTCTGGGTCACGATATGTTTCAGTCTTGTTGATCTGCTCTGCAGTTGCTACTGCTGAGTCATGACCACCAACAATGATACCTGCGTTAGCTGACTGTGCAGTGTTATCTACAGTGTCAGCACCTGTACCCAATGAAGGTAGGTTAGAAGACTGATAGATACGGAAGCCATGCAAGTTGTTGATGACTAGACCATTGCGTAGACCGCCTGATTCACCGAAATCTGCGTTTAGAAGACGTGAATCTTCGTCACGTAGGATTTCCATAAATACTGGGTCAACTACAAGCCATCTACCGTTCTTGTCAACTTGTTGTTGATCAAGCAAACGAGCCATACGAGCTACGATCATGTTAGGTGATACGTAACCTGTTGGTAGTGCTGTTGCACCTGGTAGACGAGCAGCAACAGGGATAGAGTCGCCTGTTGAACCTGCTGTTGTCAAGTTACCGAAGTTAGGACGAGTTAGTTTCATTGAAGAAAGTAGTTCGTCAGAACCTGCAGTTGATACTGCTTTAGTACCATTTACAGTTGAGTTAACACCGTCTGCATTTGTGTGTAGTGCAGATTGTGCATAACCTGACAAATAGCCTAGAACTTCTTGGTCATGCTGATCAGCCAAACGGTATGCCGCACGGTTGGTTGCAAGGTCCATGAAGTTGACATGTGAGTGAGCTTCTTCGATGTCGTCGATCTTGAAGGCAAAATAGTTAGCCTTATCTACGACTAGAGAGAAGTCCTCGTCATCTAGATCTTGTGCTGAGATCTGAGTACCACGAGCATATGAGCTTACGGAGATCTCAGGTTCTTTGATGATTTTAACAGTGTCACCTTGTGCACTGATCTCACCAAAATAATCAGAGTTAGTGATATCACCAACAACTGTAGACTTGCGGAAAGCAAGCTGTACTTTTTTAGAATAGATTACGGAAGAAAAATTACCGTTAGGTAGATTTCCGTGACCTGCTGCGGATGTAAAAGCCATGATAAAATCCTCCTGATATTTGGCTTAATATAAAGCTAAACACCTTTAAAGAGGCTGTACGTTTTCTAGGGTGCAGAAAGACACTCAGTTGGCCTACCAAGTGTCTACTGGGCCTATACTTGAACAGGTAGTTCTTCTATAGTTTAGACTTTTGTGAAATTAGGTTTAGACAAAAGGTAGTCACAAAGAGGCTTTTGTCTCATACCTGTAGTTATACTGTTGAATGTTTGTTTGTCAACAGTTTATCTAGCTTTGCCAGATACATCGTAAACAAATTTACCCGAACGGATAGCTTTGTTAATTTCGTCATTACGTGCTTCAAATTCCTTATCGGACATTTTAGCAACTTCTGACTCACGAATTACGTCATTTGCATCATCTACATCTACTAGTGTTTTACTACGTTTTGTAACTGTAGAAGCTGCACTTTTTGCTCGATCTTTACGTGCAGATTTAGTAAGACCTTTATCTGCTTTATATAGATCAATTATGCGAACAACTGAGTCTGGGTCATCAGAGTTTTCATAAAGTGCATCTCGAACCCATTTAGGTTGTTCTCCTGCCCAAGTATGAAACTCGTCTGAAGCTCTTAGATCATCAAAATCAGAGTGGATTTTACGGATCTTGTTTTCAGCACGAACTCTGTCAGCCTCATATTTTGCATTCTCAAATTCTTCTAGTTTAGCTTCTGCTTTGCTAAACATTTCTTTTGCTTTCTTAGCAGCAATAGTTTCTACAATACCTGCTACATCAGGGTATTGCTGCGCCCACTGTTCAATGTCTTCATCAGACTTAGGAGGAACAATAGATTCTTTTTTCATGCGTTTTTCAAGAAGTTCAAACTTTTCGTTCCATTCCTTCTCTTTATCTTGCATGTGGCGTCTTAAATCGCCATAACGTTTTTTGAAGCTTTTTTCTTCTGGAGATAACGTTGCTTCTTCAGCTTCTGTATCGGTCTCTTCCGTTTCGGTAGTTTCTTCTTCTTCAGATTCACCACGTTGTTCGGCTTCAAGTCGTTTAATCTCCTCTTCTTCCTCTTCCATACGTTTACGTTTAGTTTCGTAGTTATAACCTCTATCAACGTATGTCGATTGTTGTGTTTCTACTTCTGCTAGTTCAGGCATTTATATTCTCCTTATGTTGGGGCCAGCCGTAGCTGGGTAGCCTTATTTCTTTTTCTTTCTTCTTTTGCCTTTGGCCATTAGGCCACCTTCTTTAAATCCAACCTGGCCTGATGTGTTCTTACCAGTTTGTAAATCTTTTATCTTAGCTGTAGTTCTTTCTAAATTTGCAGTAGTATCTGCTCTAGTGTCATCTGTCTGTCTATCCATAATAGCTGAGGTCTGTGAAACAGATTTCGGAGTAACTATAGATGGGCCATCATCATCATTATTACTACTACCTCTAGAAGATTGTTGAAGTGCTGCATAGTCTGCAACAGCTTTATCTGCAGCTTTCTTAGTAGCCTCATTTATCATCTTTTGATTTTTTTGATCTTGTAACTGTTGTTTAGCTTTGATATTTCCTGTTGCAGCAGTGATATTATCAAAACCATTTTTTCTAGCCCAAGCATTAGCTTTCTGTTTACCTGTAGCAAAGGTATCATCTAAGAAGTCTAGAATGCCTGGACCATCTTTAATGATATCTGCAACTTGTCCATCAATCTTGCTAGCAAGTTCATCAAGCCCTTGTGCTTTAGCAATAAGTGATGCAGCACGTAAATCAGAGATTGCTTGTAGTCCACCACCTCTTAATACTCCACCTGCGGCTGTAGCAAGACCAGCCATAGGTCCAGCTAACATAGTAGCACCTAGTGTTTGCATATCTAGGTTAGACTTAGATGGGTCATACTCAATACTATTAACAAACTCTTGAATACCTGTTTCACTGTTAAAGTCTGCTGAGTTTAGCCAATCTTCATAAGCAGGTTTAGATTCTCCAGGAGGTGGTGTACCACCGCCGTCATCGCCACCACTAGAAGGTGCTGCAGCTACCTCTTCGGGAGGTTCCAAAGAACCATCATCTACGACATAACCTTGCTCAATATAGTCTTCATACATTTGTTGAGTAGTAGCAACTACCTTAGCAAAGGTTTCAGGGTGTATTAGATTTACAGGTTCAAATGCTTTAGATTCACTAGGGCTAAAAAGACTAAAACCTAGTGGAGATCCAATATAAGCATTTTGAGAAGCTTGTTGTCCTGCTGTGTAGATATCTTCCTCTGTTTGCTGTGCTAGACCACCTACGTTATAGCCTGTGTCATATGACATAGTATTTCCTACAGCCATAGGTGCAGGGTCTTGATAAAGGGTTTGTTGTTGTAAGTAGGCATCAACAACACCACCTTCATTCATACCCATAAGCTGTTGAATAGCCTCTAACTCTTCATCATCTAGGTCGTCATCGTTTATAGGACCACCAGCAGGAACTGGTTCTCCGCCTATTCTACCATTAGCTTCCATCTCTTGCAAGCCCATTTTTGCTTCATTTCGCAAATCTTCGAAGAATTTTACACCATAATAACGAACAACATCTGCAGGAACTACGTATT